AGATAGATGGAGATTAACAACAAATCAAAATTCAGCTGCAAGTAATGATTTTGATTTTAAAATTAATAGTCTTGATTCCGCTGCAACTAATTACACCACTTTTGTTACTATAAAAGGTTTGACGGGTAATGTTGGTATAGGTACAACAAGTCCTGCTAATAAATTGCATATAAGTGGATCTTCTACAAATTTACCACTTAAATTGGAAGGACTGACAAGTAACGCAACTGGTTACTTTTTAACAGTTGATAATACAACCGGCGTAGTACATAAATCAACAAGTGGCGCTAGTGGAACAAGTGGCACCAGTGGCGCAAATGGCAGTCCAGGTGGTGCGGGTAGCAGTGGTACCAATGGAACGAGTGGCACCAGTGGCGCAAATGGTAATCCAGGTACCAGTGGCACTAGTGGCGCAAATGGTAATGCTGGGTCTAGTGGTATTACTGGTACCAGTGGTACTAGCGGTGTCACAAATATAAAAGCATGGATTCACTTTAATGGAACAGGCACACCATCATCTAACGCGTCTAATAACGTATCATCCATAACTGATAATGGTACCGGCGATTATACAATTAACTTTACCACTGCATTTTCTGATGCAAATTATGTGGTAGCTGGTACAGCAACTTATCAATATGAAAATCCCGGTCAATCTATAAATAATATGTTTATTGCAGTACCAAGAAGACCTACAGCACAATTAGCTGGTAGTTGTAGAATTTCTACGCCTGGTTCTGATAACGTATTATACGATTGCGATTATGTTAGAGTATTATTTTCAAATTAAATTTAATATAACACTTGACTTTTGTTTTTATATAAAGTATAAGCATAAGCAAGCGCTTGTTGAATTAAGTGATTGTTAAATATTAATTAAATAATACTAAATTATTGATAGTTAAATTAAAGTTAAGCGCTTGATATGCTACTATTTATTATAAATGATTACTAATAAACATAAAATATATTTGGATATGGATGGCGTAATAAGTGATTGGGAATCACAATTTAAGCGCTATAGTGGTGGTGTGCCTGTAGAAACTTATGATGCTGAACACGGTAAGAAAAATAGATTTAAGTTTGTAGATAAAAACTGTCCTGAGTATTATGCTAGTATGCCTTGGATGAAAGATGGCAAATTGCTTTATAATTTTGTTTCACATTTGCCTGTAGAAATATTAAGTCATGCGCCTACCAAGTTATCTTATATTGGTAAAAAGCAATGGTTAGCTAATAATAAGATAGATATTAAAACTAATTTGGTACCGCATAGAAACTTAAAAGCGAAGTTTGCAACTGCTGATAGTATCTTGATAGATGACCGAGAAGACAATGTAAATGATTTTATTAATGCTGGTGGTAAAGCAATATTGCATAAAAATGCTATAGATACTATCAATCAACTAAAAGAAATGTTGGGTATCAAAGAAAAACATAGAATTTATAATAGTATTTTAAATCCTGAGATATGGGCTACTGAAAATGCTATTAAACCTGAAGTACTAAACAAGTTATTAACTATTGCAAATACTTTTTACAAAGATACTGATTTGAATGTACCGCTTGAGAATATATACTTTCTTGGTAGTACTGCTGGATATAATTGGACACCAACAAGTGATATTGACTTACATTTGGTTGTGGATTTTTCCAAAATTGATCCAAATGAAGAATTGGTTAAGAATTATGTGGATGGCTTAAAAAGCAAATGGAATGAAAACCACAACATTAGAATAGGTAATCATCCTGTGGAAGTTTACATTCAAGATATTAAAGAGGTCAATAGAAGTCAAGCTGTATATAGTTTGATGAAAAATGAATGGGTAAAAAAGCCAAAAATAGAAGACATTCAGATTGATAAAGATGCTATTACAAAGAAATACAAACAATATGTTTCGTTTATTTCCACAGCTATAAAAGAACAAAATTTAGATAAATTAAAGCGTTTGGTTAAACGTTTGTATGAAATGAGAGAAGCTGGGTTAAGTAAGAGCGGCGAGTATAGTACAGAAAACTTGGTATTCAAACTTTTAAGATCCACAGGTTACGTCAATCAACTAAAAGATGCTATCACAAATATTACAGATAAAAATTTGAGTAAATGATACAATTACACGGAAGTCCATACCCATTTTCCGTTTCCACAATCCCAGATACGATCATAACCATTTAACTGCATATTTTTCCATTCTGTTAAATTTGACTCAAACTTATTCAATATCTTATTTAATTTATGTTTTTGAAATGACATTCGATTAAATAATATTTTATAATCTGGACTTATATACCAATAGTTAGGTGTAGTATTTTCGATAAAATTGAAACCTAAATTTTGGTATACTATGCCATCAAAATACCTTTTGTCATTATAAGATATAATGCTCTTAGGTGTATGATCGTGGATAAATCTTTTAAATAATTTTGATGCGGATCCTATAACAGATGTGTTTAGTTTATTGCAATAGCGATACATTTCGTATTGTATTTTTTTGTCAAATCTAGACTTAACAAATGTCATCAAAGAGACCAATTCATTCTTATAATACAATCCGTATTTTATAGAAGATTTATCTTTTCCTTGTAAGTGATTGTGTTCTAAAAACGTGTTTTTTTCATCTTCGCAAACCAACCGAACATCGCATTCACGCGCGTAAATTTTGTTAATATTAGTTTTAAACAAATAACAAAGTACAGATTTAACAATTTCTTTTTTATGAATCCATTCATTTTCAAATATGTGTACTAGTCGTATGCCTTTTGAATTACAACTGCGACTTTTATTTAAATGATAATGTTTTTTAATACCGTTACCGTTTTCACTGTGCCAATACAATCCATTTAGTTCAATAGCTATATTTTTAGACGGTACATAAATATCTAACTCTTTACCGTTAAGTACAGTTCTATCTTTTCTCTTTACAATAATATCATCTTGCACAATAGATTTGATAAAGTGATATATTTCATTTTCAAGCGTATCTTTGTCTAATGGATTACAGTAACTACAAAATATATGATTTAATTTATAAACGTCCGTTTCAAATACCTTGTTACACTTTGTACACAAAAATTTATATTTATTTTTATATAAATAACCATTGTACTCAGATTCAGAAAATAAAGGAGATATATTTCTAACCTCACAGTAATTTTTAATAAAACCAAAACGTTCTATTTTAGATTTATCCGCAATATTTTTCCTTATGGTAACATCTTTTAAAGCATTATCAACTCCGTATTTTGTAAGACAAGTGGATTTTATTTTTTCAATATTGTTATAATTTTCATCTCCATATTTTTTAAATTTAGTGTTTTTAACACGTTGTTTATATACAACTAATTTACTATACGATTCAACTCCGTATTTATCCAAAATAGCATTTTTAAAATTTTTCTTTGTTTCTTCGGTTTGCATTGGATGCATTCCATTATATTTTTGCGAATACGTTTTTTTCTGTGATTCACGTATTTTATTTAAAACTTTAACGTTTGCATTTGAACACTGTTTGCTACAGTATATTGATGTATTTCGCTTGTAAAAGGAAATTTTATACTTTATATTACAAGTTCCACATACCTTTTCAATAAAATCCGGATTATTTTTAGGTCTGCTCATAATTTACCTTTGGTTCATACATAGATATATATTAACAAATTATTACCAGAAATCAAATTAAATTTAAATTTTAATATTTATTATAAAGAAAGGTATATAATTTATGGCAGAACTACTAAATCCAAGTGAAATATTCGCTACGGCATTCGAACCAAAAGTAAAGAATCGTTTTATTCTTTATGTTGATGGTATTCCATCATTCATCATCAAAAAGGTCAATCGTCCTAAACTAACACAAGCCAAGAAGGAACTTGATCACATCAATACAAAATCTTACTATAAAGGTAAGAGTGTATGGGATGAAATCAGTATGGAACTTTATGATCCAATTGTGCCATCCGGTGCTCAAGCAGTAATGGAATGGGTACGTTTACACCACGAATCAGTTACTGGTCGTGATGGTTACCAAGACTTTTATAAGAAGGAGTTAACAATTAACGTCTTGGGTCCAGTAGGTGACAAAGTAGAAGAATGGAAGTTGGTAGGTTCATTTATCGTAAGCGCCGATTTCCAAGAAATGGATTGGAGCGATGATGGTGCTGCTCAAATGATCAGCCTATCAATTGCATACGATTACGCAATTCTTCAATATTAATATTTTTGCCAAATCAAAAAGAACCCCACATTTATTTGTGGGGTTTTCTATTTATTAACATATGCAAATGGGCAAGAAAGTATTCGTCATTTATCCTGGTAGATTTCATCCTTTTCACGCAGGTCACAAGGGTGTGTATAACTATTTAAGCACCAAATTTGGTGGCAACGACGTATATATAACAACCACCGGAGTAGTTGAATTGCCAAAGTCACCTTTTTCATTTGACGAGAAAAAAGAAATGATGATGGCAACTGGCATACCGGCCAACAAAATACTAAATGTCAAAAACAACTACAACTTGCAAAGTGTAGCTGGTCAAATACCGATCAATATAGAACGTGATAGTATTATTTTTGCAGTTAGTGAAAAGGATATGGCTGAAGATCCACGATTCAAAAACTTTGTAAAAAAAGATGGGTCTCCTTCCTATTTGCAACCATTGCCAAAAAATCAATCTAAATTGGACCCAGCCATAAAACACGGATACTTGATAACAGTGCCAACTACAGATTTTACAGTACTAGGGTTACCAGCTAGAAGTGCAAGTCAATTGAGATCTCAATATGCTACATTAACCCCAGAACAACAAAAGGCTTTTATTACTGATTTGTTTGGTAATTACAATACAAATGTTCATAATATACTAAACAATAGATTGGGTAACAACGCCGGTAAATTAACTGAAAAGCAAAAGAAGTTATTAAAGAAATTGATTGTGGGTATCTTAAAAGAAGACGAAGCTAAAATAAATTCTGCCAAAGAAAAAAGAAATGCAGCTGAAAAGGATCTTCGAAATGCGGAACTCGACGGTGCTGAAGAAGATTTAAAAAAAGCAAATGATAATTTATCATCGGCTACGACTCCAGAGGAAAAAGCTGCAGCTGAGGCAAATGTAAAAATAAAGAAGGCTTCGGTGGATAGTAAAAAAGTTGCAGTACAATCAACGCCAAGTTAAATATAATAATTAAAAAGTTATATAATGTTCTATATATTGTTATAAAGTTATGAGTGACGAAATTATAATTCAAAAATTAAAGCAACAGCATTCAACTGCATCAACAACAGCTGCACATACAAGTTATCCTGCGGAAACAATAGAATTGCCATCTAAAGGATATTTCTATGATGAGTCTAGTCCACTAAGCAAAGGTAGTGTGGAATTAAAGATGATGACTGCTAGAGAAGAAGACATTTTAACCAATGAAAACTTCATCAAAAACGGTACCGTATTGGATAAATTGCTTGAATCCTTAATTGTTACACCCGGCGTAAGAACACAAGATTTGTTGATGGTAGACAAAAATGCACTGTTTGTTGCTGCTAGACGTTTGGCATATGGTGACAAATACGGACCTGTTAAAATTGAGTGCAAAAAATGTAATACCGAAAACAAAACATATATTGATTTAAGTACATTAAATGAAAAAGAAGTGGACTTCAATAAGTTTCAGAAGGGTAGTAATGAATTTGAATTTGAGTTTCCATATTGTAAACGTAGAATAATATTTAAGCTCGTTACATCTGGTGATCAAGAAAGCATTGATCGTGATATCAAAGCGATGACCAAGATCAAAAAACAAGCCAGCACAGAAGTAACTACCAGACTTAAAAAGCTGATTGTAAGTATAGATGGAAAACCAGATATTGCAGCTATTAATAAATTTGTTGACAATGAGTTGTTGTCAAAAGACAGTATGGCACTAAGAGCTTATATTAAAACAATTGCGCCTGAATTGGATATGGGATTTGACTTTGTATGTGAACACTGTGGTGAGGTGGAAAGGATGGATGTACCGATGACGGTACAGTTTTTTTGGCCTGAGTCCTGAATATAAGTTACAAGTTCACGGTCAAATATTTGAATTGAGTTATTTCTCGCAAGGAGCGGTAAATGTACAAATTGCGTATAATTTACCGGTATTTTTGCGTAATTTTTACTATGCTCAATTAGCAAATATAAAGAACAAAGAAAGTGATAGTTACAAAGAACCTGCTAAAAAGTCGGGTAAAGTAGATAAGCCTTTTTAGTGTAAAATAATATAGTTGTCATATTTATATATTATATGGCAGCACAACCATTTGATCCAACCGCTCTGGCCAATGCACTTAAAAATTTAGGTGCTGCCAGTAATATAACTGAAAAGCTTAAATCAGATTGGGCAGATATAAGTAAAAATTTAAGTGAACAAGAAAAAAACCAACGTCGATTAAATGTTCTTTCAAATCTTCAATCTGATATATCTGCTACTATAAGTGAGCAAAAAAAAGCGTCGATTGTATATGACGAGGCATCTTTTAATTTAGAAAATGATCGATTACAACTTCAACAGAAAATTTTAAGCGCTCAAACAGAAGCTTTAGAAATAGCTATAAATTCTGGTGCTTTATCACGTGACCAACACAAAAAAGCGAAGGAGATGATAGATTCTTTCTTGTTACAAAATATTGCTTTAGCTGGTAATCTTAAAGTATATGAAAAACAAAAAAATCAAGGAAAAAAAATCGAGGAACAATTTAAATTGGTCAATGGTCAATTAGTTCAAGAACGAAAAAACATATCAGATGTTAATATTGATTTGGTTGCTACTTCAAAGATTTCAAAGTTAATTGGTGATATAATGAGTGAATTAAAAATTCCAGCGTCTTTTAGTAGCCTGTTAAAACAAACATATGAAAGATTCAAAGAAATTGATAAAACTGCGACCGAAGTTCGTCAAACATTTGCGTTATTTAGACAAGATGCCGAATATATAGAGAAAAATATTAAAAATATAAGTACGGATCTTGCTAAATTTGGAGTTGCGGCTAAAGATGTGGCATCAACATCAAAATCTATAGGATCAGCGTTTAGTTCGATTGATATTGCAAATACATCATTGGTTAGTGATATAACACTGTTATCCAAACAAATGGGAATTACATCTGATAGAAGTGTTGGTTTTCTTAAAACCATCGGTGGAATTAAAGGTCAGAGCGCAGTTGCTAACAAAAATATGTTGGGTTTAGCTGGCGCTTCAGCAAAAGCTTATGGTGTTGGATTGGACGATGTGATGGCCGACGTTGCAAATGCATCTGAAGAAGCTAGAATGTATGCTGGTAAAAACGCCGATGAAATGGTTAGAGCCGCAGCTCAAGCTAGACAAATGGGTACTACTCTTGATAATATGTCAAGAACCACAAAAGGTCTACTTGATTTTGAAAGTAGTATTCAAGCGGAATTAAAAGCTAGTGCTTTGATTGGTAAAAATATTAACTTCAATGAAGCTCGTAGATTGGCATTCCAAGGCAAAGTTGTTGAAGCAAATAAACTAATATTGGATCAAGCTAAGAAAATTAAGTTTAATCAGTTAAATCCAATTGCACAAGAAGCATTTGCAAAAGCTGCTGGTAAGTCTGTAAAAGAATTGCAAGATATGTTGGAGGCAGAAACTCGTATAAAAGACGCACTGAACTCACAGGATCCTGTTGTTAGAAAAATAGCACAAGAAAGATTAAAAGAACAAAATTTATTGAAAACTAATAGTAAATTAGCTCAACAAAAATTTGAACAAGATTTGAAAACTAAAGCGAACCAAGAAAGATTGGCTATAGTACAAAATAAAATAAATGATGCGTTGCAAAAATTAATGTTACCTGTTTTAGAATTTATTTCTAAAACGATGGATGGCATTGTATATATTTTTGAAAAGTTTAATCCTGAAGAATTAATAGGCCCTTTAATACGAATAAAATTGATGTTTACATCGGTTGGTACCGCGCTTCGTGAATCTTTATTGTTTCCACTTAGAGTTGCAAGTGGATATCTATCTAAGTTAGGAGAGGTTGGGTGGATTAAAAATTTGTTATTGCCGATAACAATGTTGATAGAAAAAACAAAACTTTTTATAGGAAACTTTCAGTATGTCAGATCGTTAGGTACAAATTTTGCACAGTCTTTTTTATCGGCTGGAAATGCGGTTGGTGGGATTTTTTCAAAAATAGGAAAAGTTTTGGCCGGAATAGCGGTGCCAATTGATTTTGTAATATCCAAATTTAATATTTTTAAAACATTTGTATCATCAATATTTTCACCTATTACAAACGCAATTAAACCGATAATAGGTGCGTTTAAATCTGTTGGAGAAGGATCTAAATTTTTAAAACCTTTACTAGGCTTTTTAAAAATCGGAAAACTTGGTTTAACAGCTGTTCCTATTTTGGGTGAAATAATAATGGCTATAGAATTTATATATAATGCGTGGAAAAGAATTAGTGTAATATTTAATGATCCAAATTTAAACATTGGACAAAAAATATTTGCATCTGTTGTTGGGCTTTATGGTGCTTTGTATGATACATTAATACAACCATTTATTGATATTGGCGAATGGATTATAAAAGCCGTTTGGGGAGAAGATATTTTGAAAGGTATAAAGGCAGTAGTAAATGATATATATACTATACTCAAATCTCCATTTGAAAAGGCATATAATTGGATAATGGATCTATTAGGCGGTAAATCTCCATCAAAAATTGGTTTAGCAATCGTCGATGGTATAGAATCTGTAGTAGATATGTTATTTGATGTAATTACATATCCATTTAAAAAAGCCGCTCAAATTATACCAGAGATTATAAATATTTTAAAAACAACATTTGTTGACGCTTTTAAATCAGTTGTAGATATAATATTTGATTTGATTACGTATCCATTTAAAAAAGGATTTGAACTAATAAAGTCCGCTGTATCTGAAGTGGGCGCTTTTCTCAAAGACACATTCAGTGGAGCGTTTACTTTTATTATTGGTGCTCTTGAAAAAGTATGGGAAAAAATGAAAGGTATTGGTTCATTTATATCTGATACAATAGGAAAAACTTTTAGTTTTGTTGGTAGAATAGTCGGAACATCAGAAGAAACTCCATCAAAAACTGCGACTGAATCAAAAACAAGTGTAAAAACTGATGATTTATTGATCAATACAATTGTAAATTCCAATAGAGTTTTAGCAGAAAAACTTGATAAATTGACTTCTATGATGGCATCTGGTCAAATTGCTGTGTATATTGATGGTCAACGTGCAAATCAATTATTAGCAACAAGTAACTCAAAATTTGGTTCATTTGGTCAAGCAACAACCAATTAATCTGATATTTATAATTAATGGCAAATAGTAATACATATTCTAGCGCAATAGGTAATGATGGTGCGCAAGTTACCACACTTTCTAATATACAAGGTGCGGGTTTATCTTTGCCGCCAAATGCCGAACAATATATAAATCTAAGAGCGCCTGGTAAATTAGAAACATTATTCAATACTAATAATAACAATGAAGTATTATATAGCAAGAATAAACCAACTGATTTATACGCAAGAGGATTAATTAGCAGCGAATTAGCACCTCCTTTTTACGCAAATCCAAATCAAGGTCAACGTCAGAAGATAAATGTTAGCAGATCGTTTCCTATACAATCCGCATTGAGAGACGGTACCAGAATCAGAAGATTTCTAGGATCTGGTAAAGGTGGTACTTTTTTAACAAAACAAATACTATTACAAGGATTTGCTCCATTTGACGAAACCAAGATTTATAATCCAGCAAGTCCTCTTTTGGCTGCGGTTAGATTATCAACATTTGGTGCTATAGAAAGACCCACCAGATTTATAGATAGTAGCAATATTGTTGGTGGATTAATGGGTGCTGCCGGTATAGGTGGTATTACAAAAGCTATTGGTGGATTGTTTGGTGCAACCGAAGGCAATCCATCTCCGCCACGTAGTAGTGTGGCTAGTGCAGCTAGTGAGCCAAAGAGTGGATTGGGTGGATTTTTCAATTTTACAGGATTACTTGGAGGTGGCGACAAAGCAGATCAAGTAATGCCTATTACAGGTCGAGATGGTGTTAAAGGATTACTAAGAGGTAATACAGCTACTGCTGGTTACAACAACAAACGATATAAGAGTTTGATGAGTAATTCTACAGGCAAAGGCGGATTCTTTAGTAATCTACTAAAATCAGCTGGGTCATTTTTAAAGAATAATACAATTCTAGGTGGATTGTTACCACCTACTCAACCAATAGCAGGATTAAATTACAGAGCTGATGAAGATACATATGATCTGATGTTAAATACCAATAGATGGAGTAATTCTATTACACACGACAGAACAAGTGGTAAGAAGAGTGCTAATCTAAATGTTAATTTAAATCAGGGTAACAATTTGTTATATACAGGCACACAACCAAAATCAAAAGGTGGTTTTATTGGTGGATTGTTAAAAGCAGTTGGATTACAACAAATAACAGGAGGAAACAGCAGTGGTACAAGTGGAATGAGATTTTTTGCCACTCCTCTGACAAACATAGTTTCTAAACGATTGAGACTATATGTTCAAAGCAATAAAAATTTAAGAAACAACAGCTTTTTATCTGTTACATATTCAACTACACCTGGCGTTGGTAAATTAACAGATTCGTATACAATTAGTAATGTTGAAATTAGTTCTGTAGACGGAGCTAATACAAACAGATATGGTGATTTAGTTAAAATAGATGGAGATGTAGAATATAGTGATCAATTGTTAAACTATAAACAATATACCGATCCTAAATTATCTGTAAACTATCAACGCACACTTTCAGATAAAACAGATAAAACTGTAGAATATATTCAAGATTTAAGTAGAATTTTAAAAACCAAAATTGCTGGAAACGACAATTTAAAGTATGGTGTAGATCCTATATTTGGAAAAACACAACAGTATGCTACAGATGATGTTGGTTTTAATTATTTAGCAAAAGTAAAATCAGACAGAACCAATCCTGATGGATCTGATAGTGCAAATCAATACACTTATACTGGTCGAATCAGATATGAAAGAAAAGAAAAGTTTCCAACTCTATTGGGTAAAAAAGAAGGTAGAGACAGATTTATAAGACCCACCAACAATGTTGACTATGTTAACAGTTTGGGTGTATTAAATGCGGATGAATTTGCTGAAAAATACAATGATCAATTTAACGGATTGGGCCCTGACTTGGTTAAGTTTTACTTCTACGATATAGTTAACAACAGATTTATACCGTTTAATGCTACTGTAAAAGGGTTGCAAGAAAACAATACATCTACTTGGGAACCAATTGAATACTTGGGTAGACCTGATAAGTTATACTATTACAAAGGATTTACCAGAGACGTTAGTTTCAATTTTAAAGTGGTTGCACATTCTGTTAAAGAATTACTGCCTATGTGGCAACGTGTAAACTATTTGGTGGGTTTAACCAGACCTTCTAATTATACTTCCACTGTAAATGGCGGATTTATGATACCACCGATGGTACAATTTACACTTGGAGATTTTTACAAAAACCATTGTGTGGTTTTAAATTCGTGCAATGTTAGTATACCTGAAGACGCATCTTGGGAATTAATTAACGAAAGTACTGTACAACAACAAGATTGGAGTTATAATTTAGGAAATATATTTACATTTGACAAAACCAGTATGAAAGGTAAAGTTGCGCAATTTCCAAGAGAAGCCGAAATTACTATCAATATGTCATTGATGGAAAAAGACAGACCAAAAACAGGAAGAGCTTTGTGGGGAAATGCTCCTGTTGCAACTATGACTCAGGCGGATGCTGGAGAAACTGCTACTGTATCTACATTTGGTACAACCGATCTTTATGGCGATAAAGATTATAATGATGTAGCTAATAATGATTTCTCTATGAATATGCGATATGATGTTGACAGACAAGGAAATAAATGAGATATCAATTTACGCCAACTGAAAAAAGATATGATGGGAAATTGGTATTTAAGACCACGTATTATCCCAATATACCGGAAACCGAGGACGATATATACATTACCGCATCCAATGAAGATTATTTGGATGCTTTAGCCAAAAAGTATTATGGTGATGAAATGTACTGGTGGATAATTGCTTTGGCTAACAACATATCTGATGGCAAATTGTCCGTCAATGCAAATAAACAATTAAGAATTCCAGGCAATTTACCAAATATATTACAGAATCTCAAACAGATTAATAGTTAAGTTATATGGCATACGAGGATGAAATTGCAGAAGAACCTAGATGGTGGGAAGTACAAAACATTCCTGTTGCATTAATTCGTGAATTAAGACGTAGAAAAAACTCAAATAATATTGGTTTTAACTACCCATCTTCAGGCGATCCAAGTGGTGTTGTATATGATTTCTTCAATAAGCATGGTCAGTACAAAGGACCAATGACTCCGTGGGTACGAGTTTTTTCAAACGGCACTGGTATAGCTGGAAATGGATTGGTACCTCGTAGCACGATACTAAATAAAAACGGAGAAGAAAAGAGTTATGATGGATTTTTGTTTATGCCTGGCAGCGGATTTTATGAAATGTATGGTTTTAAACAAGATGGCAATGTATTAAAACAAGACAAGTCTATTATTGGATATGAAGCTAATGGAAACCCACATTATATAGACTCTAGATATAGAACTCAATTTTCTTACAAGTGGCCAAGTACATTTAACAAAAACGGAAACATTATTGAAAGCGTTCAAAAATCCGAAGTATCTTCTATATTACCGCCGCCAAATTTAGAAAGTATAGAAATAAAAACTAGCAAAGATATGTTGTCGTTTGCTACCATAAAATTCAAATGTTATGGATTGGCTCAGTTGGAATATCTAGCACCATTCTTTTTGACACCCAGAATAAATGTGTTTGTTGAAATAGGATGGAATTTGTTTAATATCAATTCACTGATTGATTTATCCAGCAAAAATGAATGTTGGTCAATAATACAATCTCCACAAAAAATAATGGATAAATGGTACCAATCGTATGGTAACTATGGTGGTATTACTGGGATCGTAACCAAGTATAATTTTTCAACACAAGACGGCACTATATATGATTGCAATGTGGAACTAACTTCTCGACAAGCATTATTTGCTGGTATGCCTGCGGAAAACAATGTAAGTACCACAACAAATTCAAAGACCGATTCCAATGGCAAAAAAATACCAACAGAAACAAAAGAATATACAGGATTAAAAACGTTTTTGAAAACCGCTTTACCCAAGTTAAAGCAAGTTGTTATTGATCGTAAAAATTTTATGGAATATATTGCTACAAACGGTATATCCAATTCAGACGATTATGATAATTCAATAAATCAACATTTTATAAAACAACAATCTTTTTACGATGGTAAAGTTGAAAATAGAATCTTTATAGGAAGAACAGATGCGCCTAATGTATATAAAAAACCAGCTGTACCAGTTGGAGAAGAAAATATATCATATAAATCAACTAATATTGGTGGAGTAAATTACAAAGCTGTATCATATAAAGATGATCGTTGTGATTTTGATACCAAAGGCGACGATGAAGTGTGGATGCAATTGGATTTTCTTTTTGAAGTTGCTAACAAATTCTGTTCTGTTGTATCAAATAAAACATTTACTATTAATGTAGATAAGATAATAAATGCACATCCAAATTTAATAAGTTGTGATCCACACGTATTAATACCAAATGGAATCGCTCCTAAATTTAATATTGGCAAAAAACTTCCAGATGAAAGTTACTTAAATACTGTAAAAAATAACAAATTGGATCCAACTGCACAAAGTCGAGTTGAAAATGAAATCAAGTCTGGTGGATATTTGAAAAATGGTGATCCAAATCAAAATGCGTTTTTAAAATCAAAATATGATGTCGAGGTAACTAATGTAAACGACGAACTTTATAGAGCTGCTAAAAAAGTTGAAACCGTATTTAAAACAGCGGGTGCTTATAGAGATAATTTAGATACTGTTATCAATAGATTGTACTATGATATTGGTGGTATAAGTGAAAATAGTCCAAGTGACAATATATCATTTCCTTTTATTTATGACAAAGAAGTTGTATTGACAGGTGAAGAACTTGTATTAGCCGATCCCCAAAAAACAAGATCGCAGTCAATTAAAAGAACATACAAGAAGTTTAGATATGGCAATTTAAAAAACATATACATAAGCAAAACCAAAGTCTTGGAAATTGTAGAAAATAAAGAAGTTCAAACTTGGCAACAGTTCGCAAACGCAATAATGAATGTTATTAATGAAGCTTCTAATGGATTTTGGAAATTCCAAATATCACAAGATGATTTGGGTGGATTATCTATATTAGATAACAATTATATTGATTTAGGTGACAAATCGCCTAGTCTAAAACAAGTATATGTCTTTGATGCTGGTGGCACTGATTCCTGCATAAAAAACATTAGTTTAGATACTTCTTTGACGAGCGAACAAGCTACGTTGACATTATTTCAAGCGGGTATCAACAAACCAGATTCTTCTGACACATCGATGAGTGCTAAGAATTCAAGTGTGCCTGCTACCAGTTTTATAGATAGATTGGATGTCTTCAATGAAGAAGAAACAGGCACTGGCGAAAGTAATACAGTGCCTTCGCAAGAAGAAATTACAGTAGATCAAAACCCATTAATATCCGCAATACAAACGCACGGAACAATAGACAAGGTATTAACATTAACAAGTGCTTATATTGTAGATGGTGAAAACCCAAATGACGCCGCTAAAAATTACAAGCAGTTGAATTTATCTACAGATTTAAAAGACAAGTTGGGACAAATAATAGACGATCAAGATATAGAAAACAATTTATCTTTATATAGTGGAATCTCTCCTAACTTTTCGTTGACAGTAACATTTGATGGCATATTTGGATTTAGAATGTTTCAACACTTTGGTATTTCAAATTTTCCAAAACCTTATATTCCTGAGAATGTAATATTTATGATAACAGATGTTACACATTATGTTACAGCTGGCAATGGCAAATGGGAAACTGTTGTTGGATGTTTGGCAAGATGTGTAGCGGATCAAAACATTGAACTAATACCTGTATGATTATAAAAGATGTTGATGTTGCAACCAAAACAAAATTAAATCTGGGTAATTTTAACATTAATTTACCAAATACGTTTTTGCCAAAACCACAAGAAAAAGATTACAAGGTGGGGTATATAGAAAGATATCTAGTTTCCAAGATCAACTACTCGGAAATAACAGAAGTATCAGGCGACGTTTACAACAAAATAGACTCAAATTTTTTCAGAAAAGCCAAATTGAAATGGAAAATAACAGGTCCGTTAAACAGTAAGTATGATGGTAAGATGCTACTGGAACAAGGAGTAATTGACTACAACAAGAAGCAAGTGGAACAAATAAATACAGTGATTAACGGAACCAACGATGTTCTAACCAATCTTACTCAGTTCTACAAATAAATCAATTGACATTTGGTGTAAACAGTATACACTAAAGATGTGGAGTATTCGTCTAAAATCTATCTAAAATTAGTAACAAAGCACAATAATTATCATAATGCTTGTAATGATATTATTGCAGCTTTTATTTATGATTTTAAAGACGGTAAGAAACATTATTTAAATTTTTCCCACGGCGATTTGCCTGTGGATTGTTCGTTTGATCAATTTAAACTGGGTATCGAATCAAAAGATATTACAGTATACGTTAACAATAAAAAGACATATAAGTATTGGTTAAACTGTAAATTAATTGATGTTAATCTATTTGGATTTATAGACAACAATGAAACATTGGATGAAGTGGAAAACCTTAGCAGAAATTTTCTACAGCATAGTTACTACAATATCAATAACTTTAATTTGATATTACCATATGTTATACATCAACAGGTCTTTGATAAAGAGGTAGAACAAATCAAACACTTGGATTCAAAGGAAACTGAGAGTTATTGTTTTAAATTTTTTAACAATGTTATATCTGATACATTGTTTGAAGTAGAAAAGAATGGAATCAAAGTAGACGTTGATGTTTTTCCAAAATATTTCAAGAGCAAAACTTATAATAAATTTGTATATACCAACTATAACATATACAATCCAACTGGAAGACCAAGTAATTCATATGATACCATCAATTATGTAGCTCTTAAAAAAGATGATGGGTCGAGAGCTAGTTTTGTTTCACGATACGGACAAGACGGTCATTTGATGATGATCGATTTTACAGGATTCCATCCTTACATTGTAGCAAATCTTGTGGAGTACAAAGTACCCGAAGAAGAAACAATATATGAACATTTAGCTAAATATTACTTTAACATTGTCAATGTAACAGCTGATGATATTGGTAAATCAAAGAAATTAACGATGGTAAATCTATATGGTCAGATTTCCAATCAATATTGTGATATTCCTTATTTTCACAAAGTTGAACAGTTAAAGGATAAATATTGGAAAAAGTTTGAGAAGAATGGGTATATAACAACTCCGATATATAAACGAAAGATAACAAATAAACATATAGTTGATGCCAACAAAAACAAGTTGTTTGCTTATATTATTCAAGCTGCTGAAACTGAATATGGAATTGACAGCTTAAGTAAGTGTATTAAGTTTGTTAGTAACAAAAAGATCGTACCTATTCTGTATGTATATGATTCGATAGTGTTTGATATTCACAATGATGTGGATAGACAAGATATTACCGATTTGATTGAGATCTTTAAAAACAAGCGATTTAAGGTAAAGACTTACACGGGAAATAATTATAATGATTTGAAATTAGTCCAATTGTAAATATATTTATATCTATATTTATAATAGATGAACTTTAAATCATTAGTAAACGAAATTTGTTGTGACAATCGTATTAAGAACGGTGTATTGGATCTTAAGAACGAAGATCACGTTTTTATATTGCAGGAATATCTAGAGAAAGCTGGATATAATATCGATGAGATAGTAGAAAAGACCGCTAAGTTATTTGAAGCGGGTAGATTTCCAGATCGACAAGCATATAATAAAGATGGTATACTTGTAACATTTCCCAATAAACAATACAGAGATAGAGCTGTTAATAAAGGTACTCACTTCGCTGAAAATCCCAAAAAGGCTCAAGCTAATATTTTTAAAGCTGATGGCGAACAAGGAACTGATGCGCAAACAGATTCAGAACCATCTAAGAAACAACCTGCCACGTTAGATCAAACATTAGATAAAGATATCGAAGGTGATAGTGGTGTAGACAAAAGAACACCTACCGAGAAAAAACAAGATGCTTGGGGAGTGGAAGCTATATTAACAGGCCAAACGCCACTTGTTAATTATAGTGTAGATGAAGCTAAAAGTTATGGATTTTACAACAAAGGATTCAAATGGTTTGATACTAATGGAGATTTAATAGGTGAACAGATATACGATGAAAATATTAGTAAAGTTTTAATAAAAGCAAAAAACGAAGCAAATTTATCTGCGTTGACAACAAAGGCTTTAAAAAAAATCAACGTATTACATAGTGAATTTGCCGAAATATTACAAATATTAAAGACTGGTGCGGTTGAAGGTAAAGATGACGCGTTTAAAACCGATTTATATGAAACGCTTCCATTGTTAGTGTTATATGACATTTACAATTTAAGTAATGCTAAAAGTTTAGGTGGCGATTCTGTACCTAGAGCGGTAGATTTTTTTGCAAAAGTAGGCAATTTTAAAAGCACTTTGGAAAAAATATCTGATCCAATCAAAAAATCGGAGAATTTGCAAATATACGATGCTGTTGTAAAATCTTTGTATGAAATTGGTGGCATGGGCGGCGTTTCTTTAAAAAACATCACATCTAAATCTCCAACGGAGTTTATTCATAATTCTATAGGCGAATTTTATGCGCACGCAAAAACATACGATAATAAGTTTTCCGGTGGAGAAAAAAATAAGAAAAACACAGCGGATGTGGTAATAATTTATGGTGGCACTAAAAATGATGTATATGCTGCACTTGATAGTGGGTCAATTGAAGACGTAAGCGATTCAGTGTCAAAAATAAAAGGCAAAGACATTTATTTTGCTTTAGTTAGTTTGAAAGCTATGTCTGGTCGAGTAGGCAAGGTTTTGACTCAATTAAGGGGATATTTGGAAGCGGATGTAGAAACGCAGCCATCTGGAGAATATCAAAAAATAGTAAAAGAGACACGATTAACAGAGGGATTCTTTACTAGAATTAAAAACACTTTTGATAGTTACATTAACAAGTATAAAGAAATATCAGATACTATAAAAGAAAAATATAGGGGGATGATTGATGATTTCTCTAAACTTACAGGTGGATTCATAGATAAAGTAAAGAAGGATTTGTTTGATAATTTAAATGGCGAGGTTAAAAATATTGAGACTCATTCTCTTAAAGAGTTGAAAAAAATAGAAGATAAAATCACACAAGAAATTGGATCTTTAAATGAAAAAAGTAACAAATCGTGTGGTACTAAATCTACAGATTTATCTCCAGCTTTACTTAAAAATTTGGAGGATTATGAAAAACTATTGAGTGTTAATAACACTGACGATGTAATTTTAAATAAAATAGTCGAGACGGCAAAAAATCCGACAGTATCCAAGTATTTTATATTTGATGTAAATCCTGAAGAGTTATCGCAAGTTAAATCTATAAAACAAAACATTAAATCAACAATCAAAAAATTGTCGTCTTCAAAACAAACTTGTATATCTAGAGACGAATTAGCTCCTGTATTAATCTATAGAGGAAATGCATTAGCATTACAATATATTGATTTGATAATGAAAAAAGTTTTACAAGACACAAATCTGTCTGATCCCGATAAAATACAAAAAGAATTTATAAATCTGGCCTCGATTTTATCAACGGAGGCTATATTTGGAGGCAACGTAAGTCTTCCGCTTATTAAATTTACAGGCGATAAACTTGAAAGACTCGGATATAAAAATCAATACAAAGTAACAATACCTGAAAAAATACCTGATTTAAAATTAGGCAAATTAACCGTAAGACTTGAACCTGAAGCTAATGCTTATTTGGTTATATATTTATATTTGTTCTTTGGAATAGAAACCGAAGATGATCAAGTTACTCCTATTTATGTCGTGTATGAAATGAGAAGCGAAAGCGGTAGTGGATTTAGTTTTAAAGTCGAGGGTAACAAATTTGTAAATAAAATATGATATCTCAAAAACAACTACTTTGCACATTTGCAAATAGCTTAAATTATACTGAAACAATTAAAGAGATAACTCAACAATATACATTGATCGATAATAAGATTTTTATATTTGCAAATGAGAATAATCTTCGGGAATTGTACTTAACGTTTAATGTAGAAAAAACCGAACGTAATAATCGTTACAAAGGTACTATAAGTATTCATCGTAAGAAACAAACAAATACACTATATACGCTCAACGCAATGAATAAGTTGATTGCTGACGAAAACAATGGTGTATTTGATAAGAACTTCCAATTAAATTGGGAACTATATAAAAACAGTATTATACTAACCAACGAAATTGGTGTAAAAATAGTTCCATTAAAATTGTTTTCTATCCAAGAAATTTGATATATATTTTAGACTTGATTTCAATCTATACATAGTGTAGACTGATTTTAGGTTGGTTATATGACGGGTCGAGTGATCCGTTGAAGTAATTAACTAATTAACAATTAAACATTAAATAATTATGGCATTAGATCTAAGTAAACTAAAGAGTCGTTTGAACTCCCTTTCAAACACAAATCAAAAATCCAACTTGATTTGGAAACCAAAGCCAGGTAAACAAGTAGTTCGTATCGTACCATATAAGTACGTACCTGAGAATCCGTTTATCGAACTAAAGTTTCATTACAACATCAATAACAAGACTTATCTATCTCCTGATAGTTTTGGTCGTCCAGATCCAATCGTTGAATTTGCTAACCGTCTGAAGAAGACTGGTTCAAAGGAAGATTGGCAGATGGGTCGTAAGATGGAGCCAAAGATGCGTACTTTCGTACCAGTTATTGTTCGTGGTGAAGAAGGAGAAGGTGTCAAGTTCTGGGGATTTGGAAAGCAAGTTTATCAAGAACTTCTTTCAATCATCAGTGATCCTGATTTCGGTGATATTACCGATCTAACCAACGGTCGTGATATCGTTGTAGAATTCAAGACAGCTGAAGGCGGAGCTAGTTTCCCAGAAACCAGCATTCGTGTTAAGCCAAATGTAAGTGTCGCCGTAGATCCAAAGAATACCCAACTCTTGGATGCTCTAAAGGCACAAGTAAACATCTTGGATTTGTTTGAAGAACTATCCTATGATGACTTGAAGGAAGTTATGGATAAGTGGTTGAATCCAGAATCAGCCGCAACCGAAGTTGCAGCTGAACCTACTCCTAGTGGAGATGATGATGAAGCTCCGTTTTCAACATCACCAGCGGTAACCGCAACTGCTACAGCTAAGGCACCAGCTTCACCAACTGCTGCCAAAGCAAAGGGTAAAGACAGTGTAGAACAAGCATTTGATGACTTGTTTAACTCCTAAAAAATAAAAATAAGCCGGTGGAGTTTTTATACCCCACCGGCTTTCTAGTTATATACGTTATGGCAAAGAAAAGTGTTACAAAAGATACATCGGGTCAACGTGACGAATTAATCGAAATGTTGGCGAATGAGCTTAACAAAGCAAATAAAGATGGTGGTAAAATTGCACATTTCCTAGATGAACAAGATAATCCTTCAGAAATTACTGATTGGATTAGTACTGGCTCTTCTATTTTGGATCTTGCAATTAGTAATCGTCCACACGGCGGTCTACCAGTTGGTAAGATGGTTGAATTCAACGGACTTGAAGGTACTGGTAAGAGTCTATTGTCGGCACACGTTGTCGCAGATACACAGAAGAAGGGTGGAGTCGCTGTAGTAATTGATACTGAAAACGCAGCTGCGCCTGAGTTCTGGAAGAGTCTTGGTGTAGATTTGTCTAAGCTACTATATGTTCAATGTGAAACCGTTGAAGATATTTTTGCTCAGATGGAGAAGATGATCGCGATTGTTCGTAAGAGCAACAAAGATCGTATTCTTACAATCATTGTAGATTCTGTAGCAGCAGCATCTACTAAAGTTGAATTGGAAAGTGATCACGGTAAGGATGGATTTGCAACGGGTAAATCTATTATTATCAGTAAGGCAATGCGTAAGATTACTACTATGATTGGTAAACAGAAAGTATTGACTGTATTTACTAATCAACTACGTCAGAATCTAAATGCTATGGCATTTGGTGATAAGTACGTAGTAAGTGGTGGTAAGGCTTTAGCATATCATTGTAGTGTACGTGTTCGTTTGAATAATGCCGGTAAACTCAAGAAGGGTGAAGAAGTCATCGGAAATGAGTGTAAGGCAGTTGTTATCAAGAATCGTATGGGACCACCTCAACGTCAGGCTAATTTTGATATCTATTTTGATAGTGGAATTGCTGACTATGGCAGTTGGATTAAAGTTCTAAAAGAACAGAATCTAATTAAACAGGGTGGTGCTTATTACACTTATAAAAAGAACGATGGAAGCGAATGGAAGTTCCAATCCAAAGACTTTGTAAGTGTAATGCAGAGTGACAAACAATTGGGTGAAGAAATTTACCTGAAGATTTGTGATGCTGTAATTATGAAATACAAAGATCCCAATAGTCAAATCGTTGAGGATGCTGTTGTGGATACACACGAAGAAACTGCAGGCAACGAAGAATAAAAATGAGTGGATTCAGTTCATCTGAAAAGAAGAAACTGTTCTCCTTGTTTGAAAATATCAAGGGGGGTGTTGGAAATGATGGTCTACAAAAGAACATTAATTCTGACATCCTCCTTGTTGATGGCCTTAATACTTACATTCGTAGTTTTATGGCCATTCCTTCACTCAATGAAGACGGATTACATACCGGGGGTATTGCTGGTTTCTTGAAGAGCATTGGATATGCAATTAAATTGATTTCTCCTACCCGAGTTATTATTGTATTTGATGGTAAAGGTGGTAGTCAGAAACGTAGAAAGATATATCCAGGTTACAAAAACGGTAGAAAGACCGATATTCGTCTCAACCGTAATTACGAAGAATTATCTTCATCGCAGATTGAATCTGTTAACTTCAAAAAAGAATTGATTCGTACTGTAAATTATTTGGACACATTGCCTGTAACAGTTATGGCAATTGATCAAATAGAAGCGGACGACACAATTGCTTATTTAGCTAAAGAAACTTTTAAGGACAGTAATGTAACAATTATGTCTACCGATAAAGATTTTCTTCAACTAGCAAGTGACAAGATTAAAATCTGGAGTCCTGTAAAAAAGAAAATTTTTGGTTGTAAAGAAATAGTGGATGAATATGGAATTACTTGCAATAACTTTGTTTTATACAGAGTTATGGAAGGTGACGTTAGCGACAACATACCTGGACTAGATGGTGTGGGTTTAAAACGTGTAGTAAAAGCATTTCCATTTTTATCAGACGGTCAA